TTAATATGTTTTCAATGTAACGTGTACCACCTCTCGCGTTTTTCTCTAGCCACTCTTGCAATTTAAATGCCCTTCTAAGCTCATTAATCGTAGTTGGTGTAACTTGTAACGTACCATCGGGGTCATAGGCCAAAGGCTGCGAAATAATTGGCGTTGGTACAGCATTAGTTTGTGTTACAATAGCTCCAGTAATAGGGTCATTAATACGTAAATCTCCAGTAACTACGGTTAAGGGGTCTTCCAAGAATTTAGGCGCTCCTTGAGTACTCCAATCATCTTTTAACGATACCTCTCCTAAAGGTATATCTACTGCAGCTCCTTTCTGTGCAAATGGTAATGCACTAGTAAAATAGTCATGTTCCCATGAACGTTTACGCATAACTACTAAATCAGATACACTATTAATCCCATCTTGTAACTGCCAATCTACTTCTGGAACTAAATTTTGGTCACGATAATACTCATTATAGATTTTTTGATAAGCGGCAAATGGCATAGCGCTAATATTAGTTGGTGTACCTCCCGTTGGAATCGGTGGAATACCTATATAATCAGCAAATTTTTTCTGAGCATCCGTCCATGAATCCGTAACTTGTAGAAATGGAAATGGTACGGCTTCTTCATTTGTAATAAACTTTTCCCAATTAGGCCATAATATACGATTGGGGACAAAGAAGTAATGACATGTAACATCCACTCTGTGCATAATGGGCGCAAACATTGGCGCCATTTTACCATATATCTCACTACCTAATGTGAATTGGTCTCCCGGAACTGCCTCTAATAAACATACCGGGATTAATTCTCCCATGTTTCCAGTTAACTTTACGTCATGAGTCAAATCGAAGACGTTAGTTTTAGGTTTCTTAACTAAGACGGAATTAAATAAGTTTTTCATAATCTAATTCCTCCTCTTGATACAGTGTAGTACTTTTGAGTACGCGATTTACCACGTCTTTTTCTGTTTCTTGATTTTCTGTAATACATATTTTTTTTTTTGGTTTTTGTTTGTTTTCTCTACTTTCCTCTACGCCAGTCTACTGCTCGCCTACCACCCACTCCATGCGCACAAGTAAACGATTGTTTTTTTTGCCAATCTTACTACAATCAAGCGACCTTTTTTTATTTAAGGTCGCTTTCTCTCCGCAGATTGTATTTTTTTATCGTTTTCTTGTTTTTGGCGGCGCAGGTGGTTGGTATGCACTCGACATGGCCGTAAATGTACGTAATAATTGCTCTACTCCTTGATAGTCGTTTTGCGAACTTTGATAAATACTTTGTAAATCGGTATATTCCTTTTTACTTAATATCAAGCTTCGATTTGCTTCTAAATTTTCTAAATTTTGACGTAAGTTTATAATATCTTGATTTATCCTGTTTCTTGCGGCTCCTTCTGTTATCGTCCTTTCTTTTATTAACATATTTTCTAATAATATTTTCTGATATTGAATAGCAGCCATACGTAAATCACTTTGACTAGCTAATGTTCTTCTCTGGTCATCTCTCAAATTTAATTGTAAAGCTTGCTTTCCGAGACTTGTTTGTGTAGCCATTTGGTCTAACATTGGTAATCTTCTTTCTTCTGCTATATCCATGCTTTGGGATATTTGTTGCATTGTTAAAGCTATTTTCATATTTTCTAAGTTCTGACCGGTAACGTTTGATTCTGCCAATAATTGGTCTGCTTTCATCTTTGCTAAGGTCATATCATAACTTTCTTTAGCTAATTGGAATTGTAAACCATTTTTATCTACTAATGACCACTCTTTAGCAGTTTGTGCTTGCAATAATAATTCCTGCTGATTTTTAATTCTTACATCCGCATCTAACCTTTCGGCTACTTGTAACGATTGGAATCCTCTTGATATAGCGTTCGTATCTAATTGTAATGGAATCTGTTGTTTTGAATCATATGAAGTTGGTCGTACACTTCCTGCGGTAACATCTGCTCCTTTACCATATACCAAATTGGGATTTAATCCAGCTTCTTTTAATCGTATACGTTGTTGTAATGGATGATTATAAGCGTTTTGTCTATCCCAATCGGCTAAGGCATCTGAACGTTGTCTTTCATACATTTTTAATTCGTGCTTCCTTTGCCATCTATTTTGAGCCATACTTAATCCTACGTTGGCGTAAGTACCCATCATGTTCGCCCCTGCTCCTGCTGCTGCTAATGCTGCTTCTACTGCCATCTTTTTATAATTTTTTATTTGTTTGTTGACTGGTGTCAACTAGCAATAATATATCAAGTAAGTATTATTGCTAGTCTTTGTTATCGTTTATGGGATTTTCAATAAAATCCGTCTTTTTCTGTTTAACTTTGGCTTCATCGATAATAGACTTTAGACGATTAACGTCCGCTTTGTTATCCATGGCGAGTTCTTGCAAATCTACTAAATCCAATGTTTTAGGGTTCAGTCCTATACTGTTCTCTTCTTCATCGTAAATAGCTTCTTTTTCTCCTGCAATTGGTAAACCTTTAGCGTGTCTTTCCATAATAGTACGAATACTCATAGCTTCATCGGGAATAGTCTGACTAAGTGAATCCATAACACGACCGTTGTGTGGTTCTCTTGTTTGTAAATAACTATATTTTCTCATGTTTTAGTTTGTTAGCTTGAAATCTTCTATGTTTTTCTATCGCAATTAAAGCATTTTTCCTTACTTCTTCTATACTATTGTTTGAATTTTTAGTAAATAGCTCATTTTTTAAGTGGTTGGCTATCAATTTTTTGTCTCTCTCGTTGTATATCTTATCTTTATAATACCTCGGTAATGCTATCTTCTTACCTTCTTCTTCTGGTAGGTAATATCTGTTTAATCTATCTTTTTTGTGCCATTGTTTCATCGCATCTGTAAGGTAATTTTCTCCTAATCCTTTACTCATGCATTGAAATGGTGGTGTTCTATCATCCATATCTCCATAATTTAACCAATCATCTTGTGATTTTTGCATATATTTTAATGTATAAGCAATTGAAGCTTTATTAACTTCTCCGAAATGTGTTTGACCGTCTTTCCAATTTTTATCTAAATTTTCTATATCTGCATTGTATATAATAGCGTGATAATGTGGCCTTTCTGTTTCTGAACCATACTCTCCCACTGCGAAATATTTTATCGGTTTCTTATAATCCTTAACATCTGTTAATCTATCCAATTTTAATAATTCTTTAAACTGCTTCGCTTCTTCCTTTCTTAATCTCTTCCAAAATTTTTGTAAATCTTCCTTATGTAACGTCATTAACGCGTTTGAGCTATAAGGTACTTTTTTATCCTCATAAGTCATAGTCATAAATACTGCTGAATCTGACCTATCCAGTTCTTTATTTAATCGGTATATCCATCCAGACATACGTCGTTGAATACATGCATAACATTTGGAGCAGGGGACAAAGTCCCCCGACACCAAACGAATAGGGCTAACACAAGTTGCCATAAGCGATAATTATATAAGGGAGTAACACCAAATTACTACTAACATCATGGCGATGTTTATAATTAGTACGTAAATTGATAATATGATGAACTCTCATAACGGATTTTCAAATTCTTCTGACTCTATTATGGTTTTTTCTGGATATCTCTCTTCATCATAATCCTGTAGTTTAAAAGCCTTTCGTAAATCTCCAATAGTCATCGTTTTACGTTCTACTGTTAATAATGAATCAGTCCATTTTCTAAATTTATCCTCTTGAATTTGTCTTTTAGATTTTTTCTTAGAACATTGGCGTTCCATATACCGGCATCCTCCTACGTGCAATACATTTGTTTAATACTTGAATATATAAGGTGTCTTCTCCACTAACAGCAAATATACGTTCGTAATCTTCTTCTGTACACTCTAAGAAATCTTCATTAAGTGCCGGAGCTGTAAGGAATTTTCTCCCTAAATGCCAATAATCTAATGTAGTTCTAAATTCTCCAGCTACTCTATTACCCATAAACTTATACTCTGCATAACGGGGGACATATCCAAAAGTTGAAGTAGCATTATTAGTATAAGCGTATATTTCCTCATTGGTTACTGCTTGCTCTCCAATATTGGCAAATGATGGCCAATAATACTCTAATGGGTCAAACTTTTTAAAGGTTTTATGTATACCTTGCTGATAAGCAGTTTTGGGCATAACTGACATAATAGCCATAATATAACCATGCTCTTCCGCGAAATAAGTACCACGATATCCGTTGCCTACTGCTACACCATGGCCGAACATTGAACCTGCAGGGTCTTCACCTTGTATGGATGTTTGATTTAATACTTCACTAATCACAAATGGTGTTTTAACTCCAGTGATGTATTCGGGACGTTGTAATCTTTTATCACTGCTTTTTACTCCAAAGTGCATTAATATGTTTTCAATGTAACGTGTACCACCTCTCGCGTTTTTCTCTAGCCACTCTTGCAATTTAAATGCCCTTCTAAGCTCATTAATCGT